ATTAGACACACCCCGCACGCATATTGCATGACTCTGGTGGGTACGATTGCGGAGACCGGCACACGCCGGTCCGCTATGCGTGCGGGGTAGATCACGGGTACGCCTCCAAAACAACGCGGTTGGTGACGCCGGACGCAACCCATAGCAGATTCGTGCCACCTGAGATGAGTAAAACAGTCCCCTTAATTTTGATCTCATCGCCATCTGCCGGCAGACGCACAACTGGCATACCGCCAAATGTTGAGCCCCAGCCGGTGGCGGTGGGGTTGGTGACGTAGTTAATGACGTTTGGAGAGGATGCGTAGATATTAGCGCCAGCGGACGGATTGTTGCCGTAAAATGTCACGTTCGTAAGCACATCGCAGCCTTCAAACGCATATGTTCCAATGCTAGTCACTTGTCCAAGATTGGCGACCGTGAGTGCGTCGCATGAGTCGAATGCGGCATCGCCAAGGCTTGTTAAGTTGGGGAAGTTTACGCTTGGTAGTATAATGCAACCGCCAAACGCATTATAGCCAATACTTGTCACATTTTGAAGAGTAACGTTTGTAAGGATAGAGCAACTGCAAAATGCATTTTCGCCAATGCTCTTTATATTATCCCCACCTTTCACAGATGTTATATTAGACCCGGCTTGACCAGGCGAGAACAGCGACTCGCCTAGGCTACGCACCGGTACCCCGTCTAGCATGTCCGGAATCACGACATTCGCGGGGCCGCTGTAGTTGGTCAACGTGATCTCTAATCCATCGCTGATCCATTGCCAGTTGGTTGCGTCTGCCGGATTTTGCCAAGCCGAGAAGATGTCGTTAGTGAACGGAGCGATTACGGCCTGGGCGGCGCTGGTCGCGGCGGGAGCTTGGATATAGCCGAGCAGCGTCCAGGGAGTGCCAGTGGAGTATCCGGCAGAGGCATGGTTGCCCCAGGAGTAGGCGGTAGACCAGGTACCGGTAGGCCATGCCTCGACGGACTGCAGGCGCGTGTTGATCGCGCCGACCGTGCCTGTGGTGGCGTAACCGGTCAGGCCCGTTATGGTTTTCCCGGACCGCATTGACAGGCCGGCGACGCCCCAGTCAGCGACCAGGTTCCCGGCGGCCACGTAGGTCCAGACATCCTCGGCGGATCGATACCAGCCGGTGTCCGGATCCGAGACGGTGGAGAGCGCAGGCTGGGCGGCGCTGCCGTCGTAGAGGCGGACGTTGGCGGTGAGGTTGCTCTGCAGGATGTTGATCGTGCCCATCGGGATCGTCAGCCCATCGCGGCCAAACCAGCCCACAATCTGCTGATCAAGCACGACCGGCATGATGGAGTTGGTGCCGTACATGGCACGGTAGAAGGCGGCCGCGTTGGCGGGGACAGACTCGATGCTGTTCGTTCCAGCGGAATAGACCAGGTTTGACGACAGGACCGACTGCCAGACGATCTTACCCTGCGCAAGGTCATAAACCGGAGTGGTCTGGTTCACCGTGGGGGTGTCGATTACCTTGCCCCGGATCCGGGCGACGGTGCTCGTCTGCAGGTGGCTGCCGGTCACGTCGCCGCTGATCGCGACGCCGCCAGCCTCTGCCGCCGATACCCGGGCGGCCAGCGCCAGGTGGTCTACCTGCGTGGCTCGGAGCGCTACGGCCGCGTCCAGCTCGAACTGTGTCGCCATGTCCACGTAGCGGTGCTCGCTGACACTCTGGTACCAGATCAGGCCGTAGCCGTTGGCTCGGGCAGTGTTGTTGACGATCCCCTGGGCGATCTTGTCCACTCGGTACCCCGTCGCGAACGTACCGGAGATGTCGCCAGTGGCGGCCAGTGTCCGGACGTACTGCACGTTGACGGCCTCACGGAGCTGGTCGCCGGGCGGGGTATCGACCAGCAGGTGCAGCCCGGCAAAGTCCCGCGAGAACGCTACCCTCTCCGGGAATGTCCATGTGTAGAAGTCCACCTGGCCTACCGTGAGCGAGGATCCGGATGTGTTGCGCAGTTTGACGCCGAACATATTGGTCGCGACGATGTTGTCACGGGTGGCATCGTACCCGAACCAGGTAGCGGCGGTGGTGTTGCTGGCGTACTGTGCTGACCAGATGCCTGCAGAGGGCGTCAGGACGATCCGGCTGACGCACTGGGTGGCGGACAAAAGGATGTATCCGACATCCGCTGTCAGGATCAGGTTGCCATCGAGGATATTGGCGTTGTAAGCCATCCATCCTTTGTTGTGCTGCCAGACCCCGCTGGCGATCTCCAGCCAGTTTGAGCTCGCGAACGACTCGGTTAACTGATGGGTGTGGTCATTACCGTCCACCAGCCCGCGCACCTCGCTGATCTCCGTATCCACGTAGGATTTGGAAACGGCGTTCGACTGGAGATTGGCGATGCTGCTGTTGATCCCGGAGAGGTCAACGCTGCCGTGCACATAGCGGTTGAGGTTGGTTGACCACACGATAGCCTGTTGGTTGCCTGGCACATCATTGGCCAGCGGCAGCGTGCGACCGCGGGTGGCGACCACAACGGCGTTGGAGCTTTGCCCCGTCACGTCCCCGTTCATGGTGGCCCCAGCGGCGGCCGCCGCGATCGCCACATCCTGCCCGGCATCGCGGATCACCTGCCCGGACGCCTGCGCCTGCAGGTTGCTGGTCAAGCCGGCGGCGGCTACCGCGAGGGCCTGGTCCTGCGCCGCGTTGGTTTGTCCGGCCTGCACGATGTACGCCTGCAGGTTGCTGGTGACGCCAGCAACGCCGTCGCCGACCAGGTCGGTGACGTTGCTGATGGCGGCGTCGTGGCCGTCGATGCGGTTATTGATGGCGAGTACGTCGCCGGGGCCTGCGAACGGGGCGGCTTCCGGGTGCAGATGCTCGGTGACAAGCGACCAGTCAACCACCTCCGTGATCTCCGGTACGCGGTTGGTGGCATCGCCCTCGACGATGCCGCGCAGTTTGATGGTGCCTGCGGCGCGCGGGTTGACCCCGTTGGTGCTCTGGGTGATGAAGTTGTAGGAAAGGCTGCTGACGGTGCCGGTCGGTACGTTTCCCGGGCTCCACGTAACGCGGATCACCCCGCTCGTGGCGTTGTGGACGCTTCCGCTGGCGGAGTAGTATGTCCCTTCCGCCATGCCTGCATGACGGTAGCGCATGCGGACCTCGTAGACGGCGGACAGGTCCATCGGCTGGGAAAGGTTCAGGAAACGCGGCTCCAGGATGACCGTCTCCCCGCGGTAGAGTTCCAGCGGGAACACGGCCGGGCGCGTGGTCTCGACATCCCAGGGTATTACCGTGACATCCCCTTCCGCTGCATTGACTCTGCAGCCGCCCAGAATGAACGATGCAACAAACACCCAGAACACGACACCGCAGAGGATAGCCGACAGCCAGAAGAAGAACCCGGAAACCAATGCTTTCAATGTCATGACGATACTCCCGCGATGAATGTGTATCTGATCTGGAGCGTCACGCCGATCTGGACCAGACTGTAGCTCTGCAAGGCGGCATCCGCGAAACTGCGGGTGCCGCCGCCGTCGTAGGTGATCACCAGCGTGCCAGCGGTATTACTGTTCAAGAAGGCGGAGATTGCCGCCTCGGCCAGGGCGTTCGTGGCGTACTCGGTCTCGGTGGAGAACGAGATGGTCTCGACCTTGCCGCCCCGGCCGATGGGGCGGGCGTGCGTCTTGCGGATGGGCAGGCGCGTCTGCACCTGGTACCCGCCGTCAATCTCCAGCCGTCCGATCGGTCCCTGCGCCTGGCCAAGCACGCGGGCATGGCCGTGGCAAAGGGTGGTTGACCCGCCGCCGGTATGATTGAGCACAATCTGCACGCCGCACCCCCTTCGAGCCTGCCGTTATGCCGCCGCGATGGCCAGCGTGCCGACAGCACCCATCCCGGTGCTCTCGAAGCCGATCTCGCCGCTACGCAGCGAGGTGGACCCCCACTGGCAGGGACCTTCCACGACGCTGATGCCGTTGAGCACCACAATCAGCCCGCCGACTGCTCCGGTGATGGTCAGCGTGTAAGCCGTGCCGCCGTCGATCTGGCTGCCGAGGGCCGCGCCGGAAGGCTTCATGTAGCCGAGGATGTCGTCATAGTCCAGGTTGGCGATGCTGGCCTTTGCTTTCCACGTCACGCCCTTGACCTTCTTGTCCACCGTGCCGATGCTGTTGATGTAGCGCTCTTCCAGCTGTGGCTCGATCGAGACCTTCCACGCGCCATCGGTAAAAAGCGTCACCGGGGAGGCTCCGCCGCTGAGCACGGCGGTGTAGGGCACGGCGATGATGTCGGCATCGCTGAACGTCTCGCTGTAGGCCGTGGTGCCGGTGGTGTAGAGACTGGCGGCCGTGGCCCGCTCCAGCCCGCTGCCGATCAGGTGCCCGATCGTGCACTGCCCGAAGGCGGTCTCGCGCGGGTCGAGGATCAGCTCCGGAGGCTGCTCGACGGCGCTGCTGGTGAACTGCACCCAGTTGCCATCGGTGCCGTGGATCTTGCAGATGGTATCGGTCGCCCCGAATACGGAGGTATTGACCGCGACGGTCCGGCACCAGGCCGGGAAGAGCGCGGCGATGATGTCCGCCGTGATGCGCCCGGCGGGGGTGAAGGTGGTCTGCGCCTTGCCGTCCGCCCGGCGCGGCTTGCCCTCGCCGTGCGTGGAGACCATCGGCCTCCAGGGCGCGAGGTCAGGTGTCGAGACGATGTTCTCCTTGGCGAACAGCTTGAGCGTTCCCAGTACCAGCGATCCCGGTCCGTCGAATATGGCGTTGCGTGCGATTCCCATGATCTTTCTCCTTTATTCTTCCTTTGCGAGCTGGACGATCGTCTGGAACGTGTTCCGGCAGATGACCAGCCCCTTTTCATCGAATGTGTCCGTGTCCACGTGCGGCAGCGACTTGCCCCGCACCCAAATCCTGTTGTGCAGATGGGCGGCCACCTGCTCACCGGCGGCGTTCGCGCTGATCTGCGTCCCCTTCGCGCTCTGGTTGAACATCACGTTCTCCAGTACATCCACGACGAGCTTGCACTCGAGGGTTACGTAGGGAGCCCCCGGCGTGATGTTCTTCCCTCCGGGGGTATGCACCAGCACCAGGATCCCCGTCTTGCTCTTGAGCGTGACGTTCAGCTCCGTGCGCAGGTCCTTCTTGCGCTCCCATACGATCGGGAGCCGCTGGAAGAACCGCTCCGCCGTGAGGAGGGCCACCACGCTCTGCTGACAGGTTTCCAGTGCCGATGCCATCGGTTATTCCCCCTTGCCGGTCCGGATGGTGATGGTCATGCCGTCCACCCCGCACATCACGCGGTAGCGCTCGGCCTGGATATTGCCGCGCGCGGCGACCTGGGCGGCCGCCTCCATCGCCTCCACATTGGTGCCGGCGAACCCGGCGAGCATCACCGCGCCGGGCTGCTTGGTCGCCCCGTGCCGGAAACCGGCCTCGCGGGCTTCGGCATCCAGCGTGCGAGGTTCCTTCGCCCCGGCTCCCGGGGTGGCCTTCGCGCCGCTCACGCCGCACCGCCTTCCAGCTCCTGCAGGCCGGTGATGACCAGCACCAGGGATCCGTGCTCCTGGTAGCTGCGCATGTCCACGCGCTGCATGCCGGCGGCGGCGATCGCGGCGTCGGCCCGCTCGAACACGTCCGCCGATCCGGTCGGCAGCCGCAGCAGGGCGGTGCCTTTCTCATCCTCGCGGACAAGCTCCCAGCCCGCAGGCAGCTGGGATTGCAGGGTCGGGTTCTCGATCAGGTCTTCCTTGTCTTTTTTCTTGGCCATGGTCTTTTCCTCTTGTCGGGTTGCGTTTCAGATGCCGTCCTGGAGCGATTCGGTCCAGCGGCGGTCAGGGGTTGAGATGCGTGGGGATTGGGCGGCGCTCTGTCCGGCGTTGTCCGGATCCTCGATCGCGAATAGGCCGCTGGTAACATCATTGCGCAGGATGTCGATGGCCACGTCGCGGGATTTGGCGCGCTGCTTGGAATCGTCGATCAGCACGCCGCCCGCGCGGGTGTTGAGGTCCACGATGCAGATGTCGGCGGCAAGCAGGATCAGGCTGTCGGGCAGCGTGCCGGCAGCCCCGAGGGTGTTGCGGCGGCATCCGGCGACGAACCCGCGCACCAGGTCCGTGGTCAGCGCGATCTGCGCGGCCACGGGATCGCCCTGGCTGTCGCCCAGCAGGACTTCCCGCATGGTCTCCAGCTCCGCGCCGCTAATCCGCTGCAGCAGGTCCGCTTCTGTCATCGCTCTCCACATCGCCTGTCTCCTGGTTCCTGGTTCCTGTTTTCAAAAAGGTCGCGCGCCTGTGTTGCTTTTCATCGGCTGCAGGCGCGCGCCCGGCAGATGAGGGGTGTGGATCAATGTTCCTGGACCTCGTACTCCACGATGACCGTCGAGCCCGTGGACACCAGCGAGCTGAATCGCAGCGTGTCCCCGTACTTGAGCAGCGTGTGCGCCAGGGTCGCCTGCGTGCCGACGCCGGCGGCGCAGGTCACCGAGCCCACGGTCTGCGTGTACAGCGTGCCCGCCGCATCGGCGATGACGCGGGAGGCGGTGATCACGTTCGTCGCGTTGATGCTGCCCTCCACGCTGATGCGCTTGAGGTCCAGCACCTGGTACTGCTCCGCGACCGTCAGCGTTCCCGCCCCGGTCGTCACCGCCAGGGTTACAAACTGCCGCCCGCCGACGCTGCCCGCATACGCCGCCGCCGCGATGAGCACGAAGGCCACCAGGGCCAGCGTCATCCGGATGATCGATGTCTTCTTCATGTTGCGTGTTCCTTCTCTCCGTTTAAGGCCCGGAGGGGCCGGAGGCGGGCGGCGCCATTGCCGCCCGCCAGGGTGGTGGTTATTGGTTCGCGCCGGTCACGTCGATGCGCTTGCACAGCGAGCTGGCGACAACCACCGGGTGGCAGGTCCAGTCGTTCTCGTACCAGGTGAAGTGCGGCTGCTCCTCGTAGGAGTAGACTTCCGTGAAGAGGCTCGCCGCCGGCGAGAAGCACTTCATGAAGCTCGGGTCGTACTGCGTGGCCATGCGGCTGGAGAAGAACACCAGCACGCTGCCGCCAAGGATCCCGGCGCGGCCGGCCGTGGAATTGCCCAGTCCGCCGCCGCTCAGGATCGCCGTCTCCGCGATCGTGATCACGGCGTTCGGGTTGACGAGCAGCCCCTGGATGCGGGCAGGCGTCACGTAGGCGACATCCGCCCCCGGCATGCGCGCAAGCACCTTCGGGTGCTGCGAGAACACGCACCAGGAGCCGAAGTCGAACACGACGTTGTTGGGGATCACCCCCGTCGCGAGCCACACGGCCTTGATCTGCTCATTGATCTGGGCGATCGGGTCCACGTTCGGGTCCGTCCAGACGCCCTTGCCGGACACCGCGCTGATCGCGGCCTTGATCAGGGTCACGACATACGCCAGGTGCGAGAGCACGCAGTTGATCATCAGCGTGCGCGTCTTGCCCTGCTCCAGCAGCGTGACCGCCCCGCCGGCGTTGTCGCGCTCCTGCTGGTCGATGTTGATCCGCAGCCCGTAGGCCTTGGCGTTGTAGTTGGCGGTGTCGCCCAGGAACTCGATGGTCTGGGCATGGCCGCCAATGGCGCGCCGGGCGACGACTTCCGCGTAGGCCTTGAAGCTCTGCGTGTTGTCGAAGCGGTTGTAGAGGCCGCTGGTCCCGCCGGTGGGGACCGTGGGGGCCAGCAGGTTGGCCAGGGCCAGCGCCGGGGCGAGGTCCTGGGTAATGGTATGCGCGTAGGTCGTGAGATCCTTGCGCACGGTGGTCGATGCGGGTCTGGGCATGATGTCTTCTCCTTCTTTCCTGATTCAGCTTTCCGGCGTCCGCCGGGGTTGGTCACTCTTGGTTTTGAACGTTTGCCGCCTTCAGAGGCAGGCGGCCGGGCCTTTACCTGCTACGTTGCTCAGCTCTGCGTCTTGGTCGCTCCAAGCACGAAGACCTGCACCCAGTCCCCGGCGACGCCGTCTTCCAGCGCCAGCGCGAACTCCTGCGAGCTGGCCGCCGTCGCCTTGACGGTGCCGTCCGTGTGCGGGATCACCATCTTGCCGCGCGTCACGGCCGCGCCTGCAATCGCGGCGACCTCGCCGAAGATCACCACTTCGCTCTCCGTCTCGCCGCCGACTTTCACCACGCCGACCGCCTGGTCGGTGATCGCGTTGCAGACGTTCATGCCGTCCGTGTCGAACTCCACGGCATAGCCCGCCTTCGTAGACAGGTCCACGCCCGTCTTGTTCTTGAACACCCTGGTCATATTCATCGTTCCATCTCCCTCGTTTTGGGGCATCGCCCCGGTTTTGACTTACACCACACGGTCTGTCGGTGGTGGTGTTTACGTTCCCTGCTACTACTCCCCGGCCTGCTCCACGAACAGGTCCGGCCGCTTTTCCGCCGCGATCTGCCACGCCTGCACATGCGAGCAGCGGTGCTCGACGGCCACCATGCTCACGAATGCCCGCTGCTCGGCTGCGCGCTGCGCCGCCGCCGTATCCGACGCATCCCGCTCCGGCGTGGATCCCTCGGCCCGGTGCAGTACGCGCGGCGCCGGCGTTTCCGCCACCACCGGCACCTTGATGATGCCGACCATCCCGCGCGCCGCATCGCGGTGGGCGATGAACAGCTCGCGCAGCTTGGCCGGATCGTTGAAGCGGTCCTTGTGCTCGGCGACAAAGGCGTCCGCCTCGCGTTCCAGTTCCGCCTTCTCCAGTTCCTGCACGCGGTGCTCGGATGCCAGGAGCTTTGCCTTGTCCGCCGTGTGCTGCGCCGTCACGACAGGCAGCTGCGCCGCCTCCGTGGCGATGGTGTGCATGACCGTCTCCAGCGCCGTCATGACCGTATCCTCGCCTGCGTCATCGGCCACCGTGACCGAATGCCTGGCGAGCAGTTTCCTCAGTTTGTCCAGCATATCGCTGTCCTCCTCATTGTGGTTGCGGTCGCGGTGCTCGGCCGGGACCAGGGTTTTATACGCGGGCCGGTTGGTCAGCCCGATGTCCTCGATTGATACCGGCCGCCAGCGGTTGCCGCCGATGTTCTCCATGAGATTGACGGCGCTCAGGAACTTGTAGACCGTGCCGATCGCCTGCTCGCCGAGCGGCGTCTTGTGCAGCTTCACCCAGATGCCGCGCTCGTTTTCCGGGATGTCCGCCCCCGTCCGGGCCTCCAGCTCCACGCCCCAGGCGTAGGCCGCCGTGCTGCCGTCCTGCCGGCGGCTGAGATGCTCGATGTCCACCAGGTAGCCCGGCCAGTCGGTCTTGCCTGCCGCCAGTGTCCGGTGCGCCGCCATCATCGCGGCGACCGCCTCGTCGTCGATCACCTCGATCGTCTCCTCGCGCTTGCCGCCCTTGCCGGTCATCACGCCGGGGTGCTCGCCCATCGGCATGAGGTGGTACCAGCCTTCCGCCGCCTCCCCGATCGCCCTGTGCATCGCCAGACATCCGCGTTCTCTCATCGCTGCGCGCTCCCTTCGTTTTTCAACATGGCCCCATCATCCTCCGGAACGGCCTCGCGCGTCAGATGGCTGTTGGAACCATCGGCGGCTTTTCGGGGGTAAACCGGGGTGGAAAACCTCCACAGGGCATCCGCGTGCGGAGAAATGGACGGATCCGGCTGAATTTGCGATTGCAAGCTATTGCAAGTTTTAGAGCCGGGTTTTTCCGGACATTGGCCAGCGTCGGGAGCCCGACGCGTTTTAAGGGCCTTTACGGCGTTTTTCGTGTGGACGATGAAAAGCTCGGTCAGGAGCGGGCTGCGGTAGAGGTCGGACGGGGCGACAAAATGCGCCATGATCCGCTTGAGCAGCGCCACGCCTCCCTCGGCCAGCGCGATATGCACCAGCTCGCTGCAGAACATCCGGTCTTTGTTGTTCCGGTCGATCCGGAGGGCGAAGCGAGCCAGCCCCCACCAGTCGTACCCGAGGCGGCGCTCGACGCATTTGTCCAGGAAGGCGACGACGGCCCGCTCATTGAGATCAAAGTCGAACTCGCGTTCCAGGCGCATGAGCCGGATCTTCGTATCCGGCTTGTGGCCGTCGTGGATCCCGACGCGCTTGACGACCCCTGCGGTGGCCCATGCCTCCCAGAGCGGGCAGGTCTCCAGCGCCTCCTTGATTTGGTGCCAGCGGATCTCGCCGGTGATTTTCCGGATGCAGTCATCCGGGATCTGCATGATGGACACGTGCGAGATGTTGCTGCGTGTCTCCCAGCGGATCACTTTCGACAGGACGCTGTGGCCCTCGTAGAATCCCAGCACGATCATTCCTGTTCCTCCGGTGCCGCGTGGCGGGCCGCTCCGGCGGCGATGCCGTTGAAGAGGGCGGCGGTCAGCGCTTCCTCCAGCGCGGCCTCCGCCTTCGGGTTCTTGCAGATCTCCACCAGCAGCGCGGGCAGCTCCGCGTTGATGCGGGAAAGCTCGTCAAGCATCGCCTGGTCATCCTCCAGGGCAAGGGCCTGCTCGATGCGGGCACGCACGGGCGAGAGGTCGTCGGCCATGGCGCGGGCCAGCGACTCGCGGGCGGTGGCCATCAGTTTATCCTCGGTGCGCTCGCTCAGCGCCTCCACCGTCGCATCGCGGTCGCCGCCCAGCAGGCCGCTTTCCCGGTGCATCGCCCGGCGGTGCCCGAGCTGCTCCTGGCGGGCGCGGTCCTCGGGCGTCAGCGGCTCGGTGACCGCGGATGTGACCGGGATCAGCTTGTAGCCGGTGCGCTCGGCCAGGTCCTCCGGGTCCATCTGGTGGCCGGGCAGGGCCTGGCGGATCTTCACGGCGTGATCCACGATCTCGCCCACGTCGCGCTCCTCTTCCGCCGCGATGTCGAAATAGGCCAGCCGCGGGCGGCCGGGGAACGCGGTGCCAAGCACCTCGCTGTCGATGGACCGCTGCAGGACCTCGGAGATCTTCTCCGCCCTTGCGCGGGCGATGGCCGCAAAGGTCTCGGCATGCGCCCCGCCCGCCAGCGTGCCGCTGCCGCTTTCCGCCAGCATGGTCAGCATTCCGCCCGTCCCGGCCAGGACAAGCTTCTTGCTGAGCCATTCCAGACGCTCTGCAAAGGGCTGGATTCCGCGCGCCTCATTGGCGGTGCTTACCGTGCTGCCGAAGGGCAGGTAGCCGCTGCCGCCGGCGGCCGCGTTCTCTGCCGCCTCCTTGTACTCCTCTTCTTTGCCCTCGGGCACCTGCTCCGGGCCGATGACGAAGACGGCGGGGATGCCGTAGATCTCGACATAGGCGTCCCAGTCCTTCTCGGAGAGATTCGCCCGCACGAACTTGATCAGCCCCAGGCGGTTGATCGGCCGGCGGTGCGTCATGCAGATCGTGTCGCGCGGATCCAGCAGTGCCTCATCGCCCAGGTTGCGCGCCGGGACAACCTTCGCCTCCGGGTTCCAGTACCACGCGCCGTAGCGACCGTCGCGTGTAAAGTTCCACTGGTCCAGCGGCTCCAGGTGCGTGATCGCCCCGTCCTTCGAGCGGTGCGGGTTGACGTGGGCGAAGCCACGGAAAGCGCTCATCTCGAAATGCTCGATGGCCTCGTAGAGGTTATCGATGCGCTCGTATGCCTCGCGCAGCGCCGCCTGCTGGTCCTCCGCCAGCTTCTCGTCGTAGCCGCTCTTCTCCTGGGAAACAATCTTGATGTTCCAGTCCATCTCGACGATCGCGCTGGTGCGCCGCTCGACGATCGCCATGAGGTCGCTGTCGCTCTTCTCGACAAAGTCGTAGGTGTACTGCAGGTCGGCATAGATGCCTTCCTCGCCCTGCTCCAGGAGCTGCACCGCGCGCGCTATCGTGAGCGAGCGCAGCGGGTTGAGGGTCTTGCGCCAGGCGTCGTACCCGCTCATGAGCTGTTGCCGTGTTCGTGCCATTATGCTGTTACCTCCCTGTTTTCGCGCCGCCCGCGGCGCTTGTTGCGGCCCGCGCGCCGGTCAACGGGGCGGGGGGTGAAAGTGGATGCGCCCGTGGTGGCGGCGGCTTCCAGTGCCAGCGCCAGCCCGGCGGCCCGGTCGCTGTGGCCGTCCGCCGTGGAGGGGGCGATGTAGCGGACCGTGCCGCTGTTGCTGCTGACCTTGTGCACGGCGTGCAGGTCCTCGCGCACATCGCGGGCATTGGGGACGCGGACAGTGCGGTCCTGGAAGGCGCGGCGCATGCGCTCGTACATGGTCTGCTTGGATTCCTGGGTGAACTTCTTTTCAATGACCTTGCCGGGGTGTTTCCGCGCGATTTCCTCCGCCAGCATCTCGCCGTTGCCGGTGGCGTCCACCGCCAGCCGGGAGAGGCGGGGCATCTGCGCTTCCAGGAAGGCGAGCTGCTGGTGGTAGGGGGTTTTCTGGAACACCTGCACATCGCTGGTCCACTGGATGCCCGCCAGCTCGGTAAGCTCCCAGTAGACGGCCAGATCCTTGTGGCGGCCCACGTCGTAACCGGCGCGGCGCCTGGGCGTGAGGCCGAAATCATCCGGGACGCCGTCCACCTCGCAAAGGGCGATCAGCTCGTAGGGCAGCAGGATCGAGGAGGCGTCGATGAACTCGCAGAGGTATTCCTGCTGCCAGGCCTCGGCATCGTCGATCGCCGCCTTGAGTTCCTCCGGATCAACGGGCAGGCCGCGCCGGACGGCATCGTAGATCGTCAGCAGGTGGTGGCTGTACTTGTCGTTCTTCGTCCAGAGGTCATAGAACTTGTTGCCGCGCCCGTTGGGGGTGCTTACGATCCGCAGCTTGAGCTCCCCCTTGAGCGGGTTGCTGATGCTCGGGTAGATCGCCTTCCAGATCGCGTCCGGATCCTCGTGGAAGGCGAACTCGTCGAGAACCAGGTTGGCGCTGTAGCCGCGGGCGGTCTTGGGGTTGGCCGGGATGGCGATCAGGCGGGAGCCATTGGCATAGCGGATCTCCGCGCTCTTCATCAGGGATTGCGCATTGTCCCGCAGAACCTCGTCGAAGCTGATCGCCGTCTCGAACGCCTCCGTCCACTGCTTGGCCTTCTCCATCCACTCCAGCGCCTGCCGTTCCCCGGCGGACATGCAGACCCATGTGCGGTTCGCATTGGCGGAGCAGTCGCGGACCGCCTCCCCGGCGGTGGCGAAGCTCTTGCCCGTCTGGCGGGACCACATGCCGATCTTGAAGCGGGCGGGGTCATCAACCCAGTCGCGCTGGTACGGCAGCAGGATGTCGAGCGGCGTTTTCATTTAAGGCCGAATATCTCCTTGAGCTTCTTCTCGCGCTCTTCAGGGGTGAGGTCGCTGCTGGCGACGGTCTCCGCCCGGTCCGCCAGGGCGGCGCGGCGCTCGGCCGCCTCGAACTTCTCGCGCATCAGGGCAAGCTGGTTCTCGGCGCGTTCCTGGGCCTTGGCCTTTAGCGCCAGCTCGGCACGGTTGTTCATGGCCTCGCCCAGGTTCAAGGCCAGCTTGAGCCACTTCTCCGCGCCTTGGTGGTCGCCACGCAGCTCGCTCTCCAGGGACCGCTGCTCGAAGGCACGCTTGAGTTCCGGGGAGATCTCCCCGATGGCGTCCATCTCGCGGGAGATCCTGCCCTTCTCGGTGATGGCCATCTCGATGCGGTGCTCGCTCTCGCGCTCCGCCATGCGGGAGCGGAAGCGGTAGTAGGCGCTGCGGGTCGGCGGCTCGATCGAGAACTCGGCGACGGCCCAGTCGCAGACGGCCTCCCAGGAGTCGTGCGTGTAGTGGGCGCGGTACAGCTCCCAGCGCTGCTCCTCGGTAAGGGTCGCTCCCCAGGCGTCTATGCGGTCGGGTGCGCTCATGCCTTTTGTCCCTCCTCGGTGATCTCCCAGGTATCCTCGCCCCAGATATCCTCCTCGCTCTTCACCAGGCCGCGCCCCCGGGCCGCCAGAAGAGCATCGCGCACGCGGTCCACCGGCACGGTCTTGCGCAGGTCGCAGGTCACCAGGTCGGCGATGGTGTCCGCCGTGACGGCGTTACCGTCGAAGCGCTTGAGGATGCGCAGCACAAGGGTGATGAGGGTCATGTCAACAGCCATGATTCAGGGTGCCTTTCCGGCCCGGTGGTCGGCCAAATGGGTTTCAATGGATCGGGTGTTTACCGCTATCGCCGCCGGCAGCGGATCAAGACGCTCGTGGAGATGCAGGATGCGCTTCTCGTTTTTGTCATCCATCTTGTTGATCTCTGCCATCATCTGGGCATTCTGGGTGCCGATCAGGTTGCGCAGATGGTCGAGCTGGCGCTCCATCTTGCCGGTGAATCCGCCCATCTCCTGGCGGATCGTCATCAGTTCCCTGGTGTGCTCCGCGCGGCAGGTCTCCTGCTCCGGCTTCGTGATAACGTCCGCATGGCGGTGATCTATCGGCGAGAACTGCCGGTGGTTCGGCGGATTCGGCTGGCGCATCTGCCATACGCGGGCGGCCATGTAGACCAGGCCCATGACATAGGCGAGGTTGGCCAGCCAGTTATCCAGCAGCGGCGGCGGTGTGCCGCCTCCATCCCCTGCCATGGCCGGGGATGCAAACAGCAGCAGGAGGGTGGCCGCCCGCAACGGGGGAAACAGTAAAACCCCGCTGCGGGACGGCCGGGCCGCATCCACGCGGCGAATGTTGCAGATCCGGCGATGTGTGGCCGGCTTGCTGCCGGATGTGACTATGCGATCAATAATCATGCCCCGACTGTAGCGGGGCATGATCGCGGCGTCAGAAGGCCGTTGGCTTTATCGGCGGAAAGCGGGATTCTGTTTTGCAGGCCGGAGCGCAGGGCTCGACGGCAAGCAGGGGCGCATTATAGCAGGCCGTCCTGAAAAGGCAAAGAAAAAGCCGCCGGGCGATAAAGCCGGGCGGCTGAGGGGGTGGAGCCTTTGCTTTAGTGGTTTAGGCCAGGTGGTAATCGTTTGGAGACAAACATTGTGCGCCGCAGGTCGCCGACCGCCTTGCTGCTCTCGTCGTCAATCGCATTCAGGATGGCCTTGTGCTGTTCCTTCATGGTCTCGGCCCGCATCTGCTTGAACTCTCCGGCCACGCGGTCAAAGCATCCGCAGATCACGCCAGGGATGCGCTTGGCAAGAATATAAACCCAATCCACTAAAGCGGCAATCAGCAGGATGGCGGCTGTGATTATCGCGGTCAGCCAACGGTGCAGGCTGCGGTTGTGGCGAATGACATCATCCCGCAGGCGTCTGAAATTCTCGTGCGACTCCTTCAGGCAGTGGATGGAAAGGTTGGCGGCTTCGCGCAAGGCGACGGCTTTTTCATCCACGGGTTCATGCTCCTTGTTGTAGTCTACGAGCTGCCGCAGGTACATCCCATCCATCAGCATGGAATGGGCGTACCGATCCTTGTAATCCCCTTCCTGCAAAATGACATTGTACTGCTGCAGGCTGTTCTGGTCGAAAAGAAACACCGGGATAACCAGGTAACTGGCCACGGCTCCAGCCAGGGCCACGACACCGAGAAGGACCGTCACAAAAGGGATACTACCCTTCACGCGGCAACCTTTTCGCAGTGCTTGAGAGTATCTTCGAAGAACGCCACCAACTGCCCGGCGATATCCGGGCAGTTAAAGTTCGCCACGGCGGATACGGCCTTGTCCTTCGAGAAATCCTGGTCGAACGGATGGTTGCGCTCGATCCGGTAGCGGCAGCCGTCCGATACACAGAAATGGCCCATCTCCCGTGCCTTTTCGCGCATTTCCGCATTGATACGGTGCAGGACCAGCCGGCCAGGGTGTGCCTTCTGCAGGGCGGCGATCTCCGGCGGCATATCGCCGTTCTCCACAAAGATGATCTCCACCCGGCATCCATTCGCCAGGGCTTCTTCCAGCTCCGCGCGGATAGAGGCGCAGAACTCCTGGTGCAGCCGACCGGTCAGGAAGAAGACCTTCTTGCGGCTGTTCTTGAGAATATGCTTCGTCAGGATCACGGCATGATCGATGTGACGGTTGCGCAGATCAAACGGCAAATCATGCTCCGCGCACTGTTTCACCATGAACTCGTACTCATCGTTGTAAAGTTCCCGGTCCGCGCAGCAGGTCTTGTCTTTTTCCACTATTACTCTCCTTTTTCCATTGCCTTCATGAACGATCCGGGATTCTGTACCGCATGCGCCTGCAAGTCAAGTACCGCTTTCGCCTTGCGCATCCGCCCCATCCTCCACCCCTTCTCCTCCCGCATCTTTCCCCTTCTCCATCTTCAGCCGCTCCTCCTCGAAATAATCCTTCATCGCGTCCTTGACATAGGCATTGATCGCCGCCTGCACCGCCGGATCCCGCAGCAGCTCCAGGCGGCTGATCCGCAGATTCAGCGCATCCACCCGCGCCGCGAACTCCCGGTTATCCGCCTCCAGCCTGGCAATCTCATCCGAATAGGACTTGCAGACACCAGGCAGATCCACGGCATCACCCGCCTGGGGCAAATCGGCAATCTGTTGCCGATTTGGCAACATTGTGCAAATATCGCTTCTTCCCAAAAGCCAGTCAACCGTTACATCCAGCTCGGCAGCGAATTTTTCAATGAGTAATTTCGCTGGGTTCGCTCGCTTTCCGCTTTCAAGTTCCGATAGATAACTCGCCGAAATACAGCATTTTACAGCAAGTTCATTGGCTTTCATGCCAGCATTTGTCCTAGCACGTTTTAGCCTCTTTGAAAAATCTTCGTTCATAGCGAACTTTTTTGTTGACTGCATTCGCTTAGCGAATTATCTTGGCACCATGAAACAGAATAAAACTAAAAAAACGACGGAGCGCGACGATGATTTCGTGGCGCTTGACAACAACACCGTGATTGGCCTGATGAGGCTCCGCCAGACGACGCTGACGGCGTGGTCACACAAGAACGGCCTTGCCCGCCCCTTTGTCTGCCTGGCCATGACTGGGCGGAGGCGCGGCCCCAAGGCCCGCATGATCGTGCGCATGCTGCGCGAGGAACTTGGTTTGTAAGCACTCATGGCGATCCATACGGTACGCCGATAAAAACAGGAGGCAAGCACAAAATGAAACCGAATCCCGCTTTTGATCAAAAACAGCAACACAACAAAACAGGAGAACAGATCATGATGAACAGTTTGCAGGAAAGAAACAAAAGCCATCTTGAACGCGAGCATGAACTCAGGACATCCCTCGCTGCCGCTTGTAATAAACCGTCAGCAGCGGGATGCAGGCACTCCCGACTGTTACCCCGGATTCCGCAGGCACTGCCATTGCAAGCGGACTGGGAATTGCAGACCATTCACGCAGACGCTCTTCCAGCCAGCCAAATCTACGGTGTGCGGCCCACGCTATCGTTGATTGCGTGCGAGGCCACGTTTCTCGGGAAAAGAGCTGGACTATGGCTTCGTCTGTTTCTCTGCGCACTGCGTTTTCGTGCTGCCAGATTTGATCTTCTTGCAGGTGCCGCTCCGTCTCCGGGTCCTCTCCCCTTGAAAAAAGCATGGGCTCATCGTCGTAAGGCACACGTGCCTCTGCCCCATGCAGCATCCTGCGCAGGAACTGCAAATCCACCGCCACCATTGGAGTTCGATCCCCATGCGCTTCTCCAACCATTATCCACCTCCTGTTTTGCCGCGAAATCTACACCGCAGGCGGCTCCGCTGTCGAGCGGTATCCCTCCCGCCGCCGCCGCCCTTGGTATCGCCATCGCCATGGTCATCATCAACCTGCTCTAGGAGGCACGCAGATGGATTGGCAGCTCAACATGTTCGGCCCCCCGGAACCGGCGCAAAGCCTTTCGCCCCGCGCCCTTCTCCGGGACGACGCTCCCGTCCCCAGCGAGCGCCAGCTTCTCTGGCCTTCCGACCTGGTGCAGGCGCTCGGGACCGATCTGCTGGAGCGGCTCTACGGCGATGTGATCAAGCGTTCCCGCCTGCGCATGGACGAGGTCTGCCGCGCCCTGCGCGTGGACTCGGAGCACGTCCGCCGCCTGATCCTGGCCGGATCCCTGGACGCCACGGACGTTCGCCACCCGGAGGCCACCGAACGCTCCTACCGGATCTACCGCTACAGCATCATCCGTTGGCTTTTTATCCGCGAATTTGTAACGGCGGAGGCACCCCGGTGCAACCTGCCCGAAGACGATCTTGACCGCTGCATGGTTGCGGCGGACGCCATGAGGAAACAGAGGAGGAAAATAGCATGAGAATGAACCCCGAGACCATCAAGGCCGTCGCCACAATGACGGACTCCCTCGCGGCCCTGCGCCGCGAGCTGCAGCGCGCCGACCGCGCCACCGAAACCGCCGAGCCAGGATCGCCCGAGGAACGCTACGCGCTCCAGCTCGGCCGCATGGTCCGCCACCTGGGCGATGCGATTGCCGACGTGCCCACCGAGCTCTGGCTGGACATGTGCAAGGCCAGGCCGGAAGCAGACATCAACACAGACCTCAAGAACAAGGCCGCCTAAGGGGCTGCTCAAACAAGGAAACAGACCATGCTCTTCTTTGCCGAAAAGAACCACTGCCTCTACGCCTGCCAGTCATCCTGGAACGAATCCGCCACTGTGTTCCGCATCCCCTGCGGCCCTGCCGGCCATGTGGATGGCGAGCAGTACGGGACCAACTACACACCGCGCAAGATGGAGATCCTTGCCACCCGGGCGGAGATGATCGACCTCGACCGCGAGATCAACGTCCTGGGCGTGCAGTACCGCATTGATCTGCAGAACCTGCGAATCAAGCACTTGGCGCAGGCTGCCAAGACCACCACGACCGACAGCGGCAAGGCGCGCAAGGGACAGCTCTCCTGGCAGACCTTCCAGAAGTTTGAGCTTCTGGGAGACCTTGCCTATGCCTGGTACGAGCTGATCGGTCAATCCCCGGACTGGCGCGAGATCCAGAGCGATCCCTACATCGCCCCGCACGATCTGGGCGGCGCACTGCAGATCCCCGGCGAGACAGACACCCGTCCCGACGACGCCGAGACCGGCATCCAGCAGAACGTCTGGACGTGCCCGGAGTGCGGCGCGGTCAACGACGCCGACAGCGGCGAATGCACCTGCGGGACTACCTATGACGGCCCCGTCGAAGAGGGTAGCGTCGAAGTTCTGGAGGGCGAGATCCTGCCGCCCGTGGCCGGTACCGAAGTCTTGCCAACCCTGCCGGCAGCCGTCGCCGAAAGAGTGGAGACCATCCGCCGTACCGAGCGCGCTGCCCAGGAGGCGCTTACCACCTTCGCGGAAAACGTCGTGCGCTGCGGGCTGGAGCTGCTGGCCCTCAAGAAGGAGATCGGTCACGGCAAGTTCCTGAAGTTCTTCGAGCAGAACCTTGCGCACAAGGGCTTCCAGGAACGCCACGCGCGCAACTACATGTCAGTTGCCCAGGCGGTGAAGGCGAAGATCGCTGGCAAGGATGGCGGCATGGCGCTGCTGCTCAGCGGCGATGACTCCGGCGATGGCGAGGTGCAGTTCAGCGCGATCCGAGAGACGCTGGCGGACATGACCGACGCGCGGAGCTGGCAGCAGCTCTGGATGGACTTCGGCCTTCTGCGCTCGAAGATGCCGCGAGGCGGAGACCACGGCGGCGGAGCGGCATCGCACGCACGGTCGCTGAACAATCACGAGATCGAGCTGATGAACAGCCTGGACCAGTGGAACCTGATCATCCGCTATTTCCGCGAGTTCGCTCTCTCGGAAAAACGGGCGTTCAATATCCCGCCTGCCACGCTTGAACAGGGCATGGCCTCCATCCGTGAATGCTGCCGCGTCGTGGACAAGATCATCGCGAAAGGCTGATCATCATGGAAACGACTCTTGCAATGCGCATGGCTGATCGTGGCTCGATCCTCGGAATGCTGAATTTCGATGAGCGCCGCCCCGTGCAGCAATGGGAGGCGGCGCTCCAGGCGTTCGACTCCGCGGCAGACAGCAGGACCGACGTGCTGCCGGCATTGCAGGAGAAGTTTCCAGACCTCAAGATCACCCGCGCCACGCTATACCGCAAGCTCTCGGCGTATCGCGAGCACGGCCTTATCGGCCTGGTCCCGGTTCGCGCCCGCCGCCAGTTCCATGTTGACACCACCCTGCCGCCGGACTTCATCGCTTTTCTCCAGCAGCTCGCCTGCGATAGCCAGCGCATGTCCGGCTTCTCGGCGGCCTACCGCAGCCTGTTCGATGATCATCTTTGCGCCGGCAAGGTGATTCCCGGCTACAACACGGACTGGGTTGGCATCTACACCCAGGAGCATCATGGCGCCCAGCCACCGGCCCGCTGTCCCTACGTGCCTCACCGCTGCACGCCCTGCGGCTGGAGCGAGCGGAACCTGCGCTATTACGCGCCCAGCAAGTACATGCTAACCGCCGCCCGGATCGGCACCGCCGCCGGACGTGAACTGCTCCCGAAGATCCCCTCCACCCGCGTGGGCCTGCGCTTCGGCCAGGTGTTCATCACGGATGACCGGTTCCACGATGCCCAGGTCAAGTTCGCCGGCAACCTGAACGCCCAGGGTGTGGTGGAGCTGGGCGTGATCGAGCTTCTCACCGCCCACTACTGCACATTCGGCATGAAGCCGATCCGGGAACGTGCGGACGGCACACGGGAGCATTTGCGCGAGGCGTTCATGCGCTACCTGGTGGCGGACATCCTCTGCCGCATCGGCTACGATCCGACCGGCTGCAAGCTGATCGGCGAGCACGGCACCGCCCGGATGCCGGCAGACCTGCAGGACCTGGTCAGGAGCCTGACCTCCGGGCGGTTCGAGTTCCAGACCGGTGCGATCCTGAACGCGCCGATCGCCAAGGGCCTGATGCCCGGTGCTGCCCGCGGCAACTTCCGCATGAAGGCCGCCCTGGAATCCGCCCACGGCCGCTACAAGAACGATCTGGCCCTGCTGCCGGGCCAGAAGGGGGCCGATCCCTCGCACGCTCCCGAGGATCTGCCCGCGAAGCAGTCCTACCACCGCGCGCTGATGAAAGCCTGCATCGCCCTTGCAGAGACGAATCCCGACCTCTGCATGCAGGTTTCAACCCCGTTCCCGGATTACTTTTCCTATATCAATGCCGTCAATCTTATCTATGAGCGCATCGCCCGCGATCCCATGCACCGGCTCGAAGGCTTTGCCGAGTGCGGTTTTGTTCTCCCGCAATTTGTTCTCCCCGGGTTTGACGGTCCCCAGCCGATGACCGTGCTCGACAATCTGGATCCGGAGGACCGCGCCTTGTACATCGCCATGATCCGCCGCGATCCGCGCCGCCAGATCAACCGCCTCATGTCCCGCCAGGAGGCGTTCGCCTATTGCCAGCAGCGTTCCGAACTGATGCGCCAGCCCGACGCGATTGTGCCGGCGCTGCTGGGGCCTGACCTGGCGGACGTGCTTACCGTCGCCAAGGATGCCACCCTGAGCGTCCCGGACCGCTACCTGCCCAGCCGCAGCTACCAGGTACACGCGATCGCCGTGCTGCCGTCCGGCTGCCACCAGCCGCTTGACCGTGGCACCAAGTGGATGGTCCACCTCAACCCACTGAACGCCACCCAGGCTTTTATCTCCACGCCGGACGGCGCTTATGTCGGCAAGGCCCCGGTGATGATCGCCGGAACGAAGTTCGACCCCAGCTTCGCGGATATCGCCATGCAGCGCGAACGCGAGGCGGCGGAACTCAAGCGCCTGGCCCCGATCGCCGAGAAGCGTCTGCGGGACCGAGCCGCCATGACAGAGCGCAATATCGCCCTCCTGGCGGAGAACAACCCCGCCCTCGCCGACAGTATCTCCCGCCGCCAGATCGAGGAGAAGGCGCACAAGGGCTTCAAGCCCGTCAACCTCCTGGACGATCCCGATACCGATCCCGGCGACGACGATTACGACTCTCAGAGAGAACCGGCGTTTCCTGCAGCGGCACTGCTGTAGCAACGTCAAAAACAGTAAGGGCGAGGCCTGCCTCGCCCAAAGAAAGGAAAAGTGCCATGTCAGAAGAAAGAACCTCCTACGGAACCGAGCCCACCCAGGATGCTGAACCGGTCAGCGGCGCCCACGCCGGCAATAACGTCCGCGCCTCCTGGCCGTTCTCGCTCCATAACATCCGGGCCAACCTCAGCCATTGCTCCGCCGATCGCCGCGAGTCCATGATCAGCGCGTTCCTCTGGTGCATAGACGACGCCCACCCGGTGGACAAAGCCGAGTTCTCCAGCCGGATCGGCTACAATGAGAACACGGTCTACAAGATCTATTCCGGCAAATACCGCAACCCGGACGGCACCCAGCTCGACATCCCCGAGAAGATGGCCCAGGCCGCCGCTAACTTTGTGGAGCTGGAGCGCGAGCGTATGACCGGCGGCGGCAAGGGCGGATTCGTCCTCACCCCCACCGCCCGCAAGATCTGGACCGCCTGTGACCTGGCCCGCGAGAGCCAGACCCCCGTTATCCTCATTGGCCGCTCGCACGTCGGGAAGACCGAGGCCCTGCGCCGCTACGCCAGCGAGAACAACCATGGCCGCACCGTCTATGTCCGGATGAAGGCGGCCTGCGGCCTCGGCGGCATGGTCAAGCGCATCGGCTCCCGCTGCGGGGTCAGCGACAAGGCCAACACCGCCGCCCTCATAGACCGGATCAAGAACGCCCTTACCCCGGATATGGTCCTGATCCTCGATGAGATGCACCTTCTCCAGTACACCTACCGCGTGCAGAGCTTCTTCGCCTGCATCGAGGTGATCCGGGAGATCTACGACGAGGTCCGCTGCGGGATGGTGCTTTGCGGTACCGAACTGCTGCTGGAGAAGATCAACCAGGGAGCACGGGGCGAGATGGAGCAGATCCTGCGCCGTGGCGTCCACCGCCTGCAGGTCTCGATCACGCGCCAGGACATCGCCGCCATCGCCA